CCACCCTTTTTCACGTACGGACGCTTCTTGGCAGCCCTATGCTCTGAAAAAATTGATTATTCAGTAGCGGCATGAAAAAAGGGCAACCCGCAGGCTACCCTCCTCTCTTTCTTCGTTTTCACCAGACTCCTGCTGGTCCCGTTTTATGCTTTGTGTCTAGAGGTCCTCCATGCGCACCTCGTCATCCTCGTCGTCCCAGTTCGCCTTGGCGCCCTGCTTGGCTGCCCACGCCTTCACCTCTGCCGCGCGCTGGCCAGCCTCTGCTGCAGCCACAATGGCCGCCTGGTCTGCCGCGTGCAGCGCAGCCTCCTTCTCCAGCTTGAACTGCAGCATCAGCTCTGCCATGGTCTGGACAGCCTCTGGCTGGGCCACTGCTGCCACGGGCACCGCCGCTGCGCTGGAGCCGCCGCCAGCCATCGCGCGGGCAGTCGCCTTGTGTGCGCGCCAGCGCTTGAAGCGCTCGTAGTCAGGGTCAGCGAACAGTGCAGGGTCTGCCAGGTCGCCGGCCTCCACGCCGCCGTCAATGCCCTTGCGCCCCTTCTGGCTCTTGAGCGTGGCGACCCGCGCCGTGATGGTGGCCACCGCCTCTGCCGCCTGGCGCTGCGCCTTCAGGCCACCCTTGACGTCCTTCATGCCTGCGGCCCAAAAGTCGCCGTCAGAGTCGTCCGAGTCAAACAGGTCATCTGCGGCAACCTCGGCCGCGGCGTTCGCCATGGCGCCCGCAGTCTCGGCAATGCCCAGCACGGCAGGGCTCATGAGGCCCAGCTTGATCAGCTCGCGGATCTCGTCCTTGCTATCCAGGCGCGCCACAATCTCCAGCGGGCGCTGCAGGCCGCAGTCCTTGGCCTTGAGCTCGCCAGCCAGCAGGACGACATGGCCAACGGCGATGCGGACAGGCGCCTTCTTGCCGCCCTGGAACAGGGTGCGGGGCGTGGCCTGGACCAGAACGCCGTGGCTGCTCTCGCCCTTTGCGGCCACGCGCAGCTGCACCTCGAAGCCACGGTTGCCCAGGGCACGCGTCACGGCGCCAGCCATCAGGCCGCCATTACGCTTGAACTCCTCGATGGCCTTGGCGTTCTGGTAGACGGCCGCCGCCGCCTTGTTCGTGTTCATCTTCTTAGGCATGATGACTGATTGCTAGGACCTTCACTACTATATACTCTTGTGCAGTGACAAGAGTATAGAGTAGGAAGGGGGGGTAACAGCCTTACCCTCGGCCGGCCATTCAATTTTATTTTGCCTCTGGCGCCCCCTAGGGGTCTGGGGGAAAATTGACTTGCCCCGCCCCAGCGGGCAGCTGCTACCGGTTTAGCCTCTGGTCCTGGGTAAATCAATTTTTTTCAGAGCCTGTGACAGCCTGTAATGCCACCAGGGTCAGACGAAAAAAATTGAATAGCCACATACCACCATTGCAGTTACCCCCCCCTGCCTTTTGCAATCAGACACAATGGCAACCCAGAGCTTTGCTTCTGCGCTTTCTGACGCTGATCTGCAGATGTCTACTGCAGGCTTTACCACCACCCTCTGGGTGCCCGAGTTTGGCTGGTCTGTGGCCGAGGCGGAGGCGTCTAACGATCCCCACGAGCCCCAGGTCTTGGCGGCCATGCAGTGCTTTCTCTATTTCTTCGTCGCACAGGTCCAGCGCTCGTGGGTTCACCTGGCAGCAGAGATGCAGGCAGGCAAGACTGGCGTGGTCACGGCCCTGATCCGCCTCATGCTCGCCAACGCCAGGTTGCTGCGTATCACGCCAGACCGCATGTTCATCATCACGGGCATGAGCGACAACGCGTGGCTCAAGCAGACCAGGGAGCGCCTCCCCCTGGGGGTGCGCAGTGGCGTGCAGCACAGCGGCGGCCTGCCCAAGATCATTGCTGCTCTTCACTCTCTTGCCGCAGGCGGTGTCCTCTCCAATGTGCTAATCGTTCTGGACGAGAGTCATATTGCCTCTTCTACGGGGAACAGGCCTGGCATGGTCTATGCAGAGGTAGCACGCCTCTGCCCCCGCGACAGGTGGGATGAGTGCAACGTGCGCTTCCTCACCATTAGCGCAACGGACCCTGCCAAGGGCGTGGTAATGAGCGATAGCGCCTGCCCTATCGCAGCGCGCGTGGTCCGCCTTCAGACCAGCGAGGACTACCAGTCTGTGGAGACCCTTTCTGCAGCTAACCGCATTCGCCCCACACAGAACCTGGTTGTCAGTGGCAAGGCAAACGCAACCGCGGTGGCCCAGCTCAAGCGCGTGGTCATGGCCTTTCCGAGGCCCCTCTACCACATTATCCGCCCAAGCCATGGCAAGCAGGCCCAGGCGTGCGCAGTGCTCACGGAGGCCTTTCCTGGCTGCGACGTCATTCCCTGGGACTCTAAGGAGAGGCCAGAGGTCAGTGATGAGGAGTCTTCTGTCAAGATGGACGACATCAACGGGCTCTTGGAGGTTGTGCCCGAGCGCCACACCTTTATTCTCCTCAAGAACATGTTCTACGCCTCAAAGACCATGACCGACACCCACGTCGGCGTGCTCTATGACCGCGTGGGCGGGAAGGACGACACCAACCTCCAGAGCCTCCTTGGCCGCGCCTGCGGCTACCGCAAGAGCAAGCAGACAATCGTCTTCTCCAGTGAGCAGACGGTCACCAACTACCTTGGCTTCTGGCGCGAGGTCATTGCGGGCGGCCCGCCGCCGCTGACGGACATCCCCATCGGCCGGCTTGACAAGAAGATGGCTGGCCAGCGTGTTCAGGACGCGCGCGTGGGTGGCGGCGCCCACGAGATGCCGGTTATGCGCTCCTATACCACGCCAGCCGGCGGCGGTGGGGGCAGCATGACGGCAGCCCAGCCAAAGGCGCGCGAGAAGAAGAACGAGGATGACTATAAGGCCGTCTGGCACGAGTGCGACACCTTCGAGGCGGCCAGGGCCAAGGCTAAGGGCATCCACATGCCAAGCCTCAAGGACGGCTTTTACCAGACGTCGACCACCAAGGGACCAGAGGTGCTGCGCTACGACCAGGTAATGGCCATGAAGGGCGGCAAGAAGACTGCCAACCTGCCCAAGACCGACGTGGGCAAGACAGTTAACCGCCTCTATGTGGGCTACAAGAACATGGCAGATCCTAACTCCGCCGTCTTCGTGGTTCGCAGCGTGACCAGGCTCCGCTAGAAATATAATAAAGAACAAAAACGAGAGAGGGTAGCCAACAGGGCTGCTCTTTTTCATTTACAATTACCTGGGCGAAAATTGAGTATCTGGCTTGAGCGGCTTGCTGCACCCCGTTCTTACAGCTGGCTACGTTATAGCAAAGATGCCATCACTTATTACATGGTTTCGGCGCCTTGTGGCAGTTGGTGAGCCCGTCTGCCGCCCACCCATGCAGGAGCAGCTGGACTACCAGCTTATCACGCAGATCAGGCATATCCTGTGTAACCGCTGGTGGCGCTCTGTTGGGTGCATCAATGACGGCCGCCTGTCTGAGGTTGAGTTTGACCGGTTCGTCTTGAATGAGAAGCGCATCTGGTGGCGCTGGAACTTTGGCGAGGAGATGCCCGCGATCTGAGCTAACAAGTAAAAAGAGTCATCCTGCACACAATGACCTCTTTTTACTTCTTGGTCGCTATCACTCCTCCTCGTCCCAGTCCCAGTCACTCTCAGACTCTGCCTCCGTGGTCCCAGTTGCCACTGAGGCGCCACCAGAGGCCGCTGCCACTGAGCGCGGAGCCGGCGCAGCCAGTGCCATGGCGAAATCCACAAGCGGGCGCCCCGTCTGAGTGGCAGGGTCATACAGCCAGTGAGTGTCTCTGTCATGCACGATGAACTGGATCTCCAGTGGACCCCTTTCGGACTGGTTGAAATTGACCACGGCGCCATAGGGTATGCCCTTGTGGCTCATGTAGCGCACCAACTGCCAGTGGTGGATAGAGCCGATCCTGGAGGGCACCGCCTTGAGCTCAAAGATGAAGGGCAGGAAGCTGTGGAGTATGATGTCCAGACGCGCGTTGCAGGTCCCGCCCAGAGCACGGCCCTTATACATGATGGGCATGACCTCCTCTGCCACGTGGCGGATGTTTGCCTCCTGCAGCTCCACGCACAGCGCCTGCTGGTAGTGCGCCTCCACGTGGCCCTTGCCCAGGCCGCTGGCCACCTCAACGCAGAGTGCTGACAGCTTGGCGAACTGCTCGAGGATCACTCCTGGTATCTCAATTTGCACGGCTGCCTGGGCTTGTCCTGCTGCAGCCTCGGCACCAGGTGTTGGTGCGATGGAGCACTTGGCCTTGTTGTGGCCCTCCTGCTTGCAGACAGAGCACTTGACCATTTTGCTTGCTATTGGTTGTGGAGGGGGGGGGTGCCTCATATACAGGATGAGTCCAATTCAATTTTATTTACCTTGGAAACGGACATCTGATTCGGCCTGAGTCAATTCAATTCAGATACTTTGAATTGAATCAGAGCATATCAGATACTCAATTTGATTTTCCAAAATTGACTTTGCCTGCTTCACCAAAACAGGCACCCCCTTTCTCAATATACCTATTGAGCAAGATGTCTTCCGCAATCAGCAACAACGTGATCCGCTGGTTCGAGAGCCCCGCGCTGGACAAGCCAGAGCTCAAGTCCCCTCAGCCCTGCAAGCGCGGCATCCACTGCGACTACAAGTTGACTGATGAGGCCTCTGGCACGCTGGTTCGCGCCTGCTGCAGCGGCGTGCATCCTGGCGAGGAGGGCACTGGCCGCCGCCTCTTCCCCGCGCGCACCCTGGATGACGGCCGAGAGCAGCCGGCGTGCGTGCGGCTGACGGGCGCCTCACAGGGCTTCTACGAGCGCCGGCGCCTGCGCATGTCCTGGGCAGAGTGGTGCGAGCAGCACGGCATTCCCTTCACGCCGGCGCTCCCTGGGCAGCCCTTTGAGCCGCTGGTCCGCGCCCCCCTGGGCTGGCCGGCTCTCCCTGGGCAGCCCCTTCAGCCGCTGGTCCGCGCCCCCCTGGGCGGCAAGAAGCCTGATGCGACCATCCAGGCCGCCATGGAGCTCTGCCAGCCCTACATGCGCGAGAGGCACCCCATGCAGGAGCACGCTTCTATTGGCGGCAGCACTGCCTTTGGCCTGAACCCGCGCGCCTTTGACGTCATGGCGCAGCAGCACGCAGAGCGCAGCCTGGACCCCCGCATGATGAGCAGGGGCTTCCTGGGCATGCCTGGCGGTGCAGAGGCAGCACGCATTGCTTCTGGCGGTGGCTCTACGCAGCCCCAGGCAGAGCAGCGCAGCAAGGCTGCGCTGAAGAACGCGCGCAAGCGGGCTAACAAGAAGGCTGGGGCGGCAGAGGCAGCGGCGGCAGCGGCGGCAGAGGCGGCGGCCGCAGCAGCAGCACAGCCCCAACCCTATATCCACTCCCGTGCCTGCCTCGAGCACAGCGGCCAGCGCCCACTTGCCTGGGGCCCAGAGCCAGAGGGTGGCTGCCTCTGCGCGGGCATCAATGCTACCATTGCGCACAACCGCGCCGTCGCCGCTGGCCTTGCTACGCCCCAGGCCCCTAGCCGCCTCTCCTTTTCTGGCGGCGGCTCGGCGGAGAAGTGGGCCGTGTATAGCCGTGGCGGTGAGTGCTCTCCTGACTGCTGCTGCCCCATGGGCGTCAGCTGCCACGACCGCATTCTGCCGCCTGATAGCGCAGACACCGTGCCAGAGCAGGAGGATGACGCTGGCTTTGCCAGCCCGAAGCTGACCAGGGCGTTGGCCAGCAAGGGTGACTTTGAGAATCTGGATTAAGAAACAAATGAAAAAGGCTGTTGGAAAGAGCTTTTTTCATTTTTGAAAAATTGAATAGTAGCCTCGGCCTTACTTAGGCACCCGCCTTCTATAATGGCATCTCAGACTGCAATGGAGAACATGCAGACGTGCACTAAGAGCTGGCCCATTGACCCTGACCTCTTCCAGGTGGCCATTGCCAAGGCACCCCAGCACTACCCTGTCCTCCAGTGCCTCCTTGATAGGGTAGAGCAGGGCGCACGTGAGAAGGATCTCCTGGACCACCGCGTCGGGCAGGTCCTTAATCTAGAGGTGATGGTGGCGAACGAGTGGCCCACCAACAATACCCTCTTTCTCACAGCCATTGCCAAGCTTTACTCTGCGCAAGACTACATGGGCATCAACGACCTCCAAGACCGCAGGTCTTTGGCCAACCAGGGCATGAAGGACAAGAAGAACCTGAATGCCAGCGTTGTCCAGATCATCGAGGGCACCTTTGGGGGCGATGTGGAGAAGGCGTATGAGGCATGGGAGGCCCAGAATATCCCAGAGTCTCCCGCTCGAGAGCCAAGCTACATCACCCCGCCAGCCTCGCCAAGGCTCAGCGAGCCCCCGCCCATTCAGCGCATGCCGACAGTGGTCTCAGACGTCCTGGCGCAGTCTGGCGCCTTTGACGAGGTAGAGGCACAGGCGCAGCCACAGGTGCAGCCACAGGTGCAGCCACGGTGGAGCACTGAGGACTACAAGCTGCACTGCCTGCCAGAGAATGCTGGCCCCTATGACCACCTGACAGAGGAGGACTGGATTGACTGGGAGAGGGAGCAGGCAGAGTATGAGAAGAACCAGCCCTGGTGCGACTACTGCCACCGAGACTCTGGCTGTGACGGCGACCACGGCGACGAGATGCGCGGCGGCTTCCTGCTCTACAAGGGCCCTACTATCTCTCCGCTCACCGCGCCTAGCCTTCCACAGGCACAGGCGCAGCCACAGGCACAGGAACCGGCGCAGCTAAAGCCCACGTGTGGCCCTACGCTGAAGTGCTCTTGGCCTGAGTTCTGCCGCTGCGGCTGGCAGTTTCACCCACTGCACGAGGTCGCCCAGTTTAGGGGCGGCACAGCAGAGTGGGACTCTGCCACTGAGAGGTGGAACTGGACTTCCGCATCCACGAGTTACAGCAGCACATGGAGCATGCACTTCCCTTTTAAGACCGAGCAAGAGCAGGTCCTGGACTACATTGATGAGGTGGATCAGTGGTCCAAGGACATGGCGCGCATCATTGCAGAGTCCAGGGCCCTCAGGGAGGCACCACTCTCTGCCTTTGCAGACCTGGCTGCCGTGGAGGACGACGACACTATCCCAGACGTGGATATTGACGCCATGTAGAAAAAAGATCAAAGAAAAAACAAGTGCACAGAATATTTTTTGGTATTTTTCTTAGTTTAGCTTCACATACTCTTCCCCAAATGTCTTGCGCCACCAGAGCTTTTTCTCGTTGCCGTCAAAGGGCTCTGAGTCCTCCCCGTGTGTGGCCTCCCAGTAGTCGCGCCATTGCTGCTCCTTATCCTCACGTGTCCAGTATCGTTCTCCAAAGGTATAGAACCACCAGTTCTTTTTCTCTCTTAAGATAGCCTGCTCCTCTGCCCATACACTCAGTGTCCCGTCGTTGACGTAGAGCCTTGATGCCCACCATGTGCTCCACTCCTGCTCCTTCTGCTCCATGCTCTTGGTTGTCATTTCTGGAGGATACAGGTGTTCAGATGACGGTGGAGGTCAATTTTTCCTTTAGGAATACTCTAATTAAGAAGCTCTTGTTTTCATTTGAGCTAAAATTGAAGCTATTGGCATTAGATAAGATACCACCCTGTTTCTACAAGCAACCATGGACAACATCAAGGTTGGCAGAAATAAGAAGAGTGACAAGGCGAAGGAGACCTACGAGCGCAACGGTGGCTTCTCTCAGAAGCATGTGCGTCAGATGGAGGCCATGGCAGAGAAGCGGGCTGCAGGCGTAGCCAAGGCTTCTAATAAGACTAAGTCTAAGTGAAACAAAATTGAATACTACACAGTCCTTTTTTTATGCACCCCTTCACTTACTACCATGGACACCCTTTCTAAGACCCTCATTCGTGCTACGAAGGACATGAAGAAGGCCCGTTGGACCTTTGACGGCGCCGTCAAGGGCAAGGCTAGCAAGAATGACCAAGAGGATCTATGGGCAACCTACATGACCCTCAGGCGCCATACGGATGCCATTGAGCGCCACATGGGGCGGGTGGCTGCAGCCCAGGCTGAGGTAGACAAGGCGCGCTGGTGGCTAGAGCATGGCGTCCATAAGGATACCAGCCTGAAGTTCATGTTCCCCTTTGACTCTCCACGCATTGCCAAGTTACGGCGCGAGCACGCCGTTGCCCAGGCAGATAACGACCTTCAGGAGGCCTGCAAGAAGGTTGAGGAGCTTCTGGCAAGCACGACCTTCTCAGCCATTGCGGACCCCTGGCTGGACCAGGAGCGCGCGCGCACGAGGGCAGCCGCAGCAGTGGTTGCAGCTAAGGAGGAGTCTGAGAAGCTCCAGGCCTGGTGCGAGGAGTATCTCCGTAGAGAGGAGGACCACTATGAGCAGGCACCTGGCCAGCAGGGACACGTGGAGCGCACGGTAGCAGAGTGCAACCAGACAATCCGTCAGATCAAGGCGGCAGTCAGTAGCCGCCCCCGCTAGTAAAAATTGACTTATGTAATCACACTTTTTTTATCACCCTTGTGTAACAAGATGCTCACCTTCAGCACAACTGAGGACACTCTTCTTGTTGGTGGTAAGACCATCTACATCAAGGATGCCATCAAGAACCTTGGTGGGAAGTGGAACAAGCGCTGTTCTTGTTGGGCTTTGCCAATCTTCCTTGACAGCGACAGTCTGCGCGAGGCAATGCTTGGGGATGTGATCACAGCCTATAAGCAAAGACAGGCTATTAAGCGCAATAGGGACAGTATGAATTAGGACGCATTAAGGATCGCAAAAAATTGATAACAGTTTTTTGTTAGCCTAACGTATCCTCCCTAGAATGTCTGACCTTGATATGCTTGACATGTGTGTGCGCTACATTGCAGAGAGGCATGCCCTTCTCAACCAGGAGCAGGTGGATATCCTGAACAGAGTCTGGAGCCTCTATGAGGTTAGCGACGAGGAGGATCAGCAGGAGCAAGAGCAGCAACCTGTGGAGGCTATTCTCAATCCTATTCACTCCGCAAACTGGCCAAAGTCCCTTGTCCGCCAGCTACTCCAGGCTCTGAAACCCCGTCTGGACATTGAGCAGCTCAGCTATATGCAGACGCTCATCCTACTTGCTTACAATCTCGACTTTGCGAATGTTGAGAAGTTTATTGAGAACACTCCTGCGCAGATTGCACAGTCGCATCTCTACTTGAACCGCGCAGCTAAAACCGTTCTCAGCAGGGCAAGGAACTAGAATGTTACCACTGCCAATAGCAAAAACTAAAATTGATTATGGACGGCGCTTTTTTTATAGCACCCCCCCTCCTCTTCAAAGATGTCTTCTACGATGAGCCTCAACACCCGCGTGCACATTGTCAGCAAGTCTGGTAAGAAGGAGACCATCACTGCCCGCGAGCTCATCGCCAGGGGCAGCGGTTCTTCCTTCGAGGCCTTTCAGATGCTGGATGACTACGAGCAGCTGACTAAGGACTACGATGCAGAGCTGCGCTTCGAGGCAAACGAGAAGCACAGGGCAGACCACCTGCCCTTTGGTGCCCACCTGCTTCCCCAGGACTACCAGGACTTCCTCTACGACTGGAACACCTTTATCGCCTCCACCACTGGCTGGTGGAATGGGCCAGAGCGAGCGGCCTTCTGGCAGCTTAATCCTGAGCACAAGGCGCAGTTTGCACGTGACCACAAGATTTTCAAGCAGCGCTATGCAGCAGAGGTCCAGGCGGTCAAGGACTACCAGGCCACGCACACCATGGAGGAGAGCGACGAGGAGGACAACTGCGAGGAGCAGCAGCCCGTTGAGCTTGACCAGATCCCCTCGCTGCCTCCCAGCCCTGTGGTCGCTTCTGACTCAGAGGAGCCTAACGAGCTTCAGCAGATGAATGCAAGGGCCCTGGATATCATCGGCCACCACGACTACCAGATGGGCACTGGGGACCACATCATCCACGCCTTCTGCAATGAGCACCTCATCCCCTATCTTGAGCGCAATCCAGGATCTGAGCTGGACACGCTGGTCAGGGAGAAGACTGCGTGCTACGCCAACTTCCCCATTGGGGAGCGCGTAAGACTAGAGCTCCGTGGCAACACCATTGGCTTTCTGACTCACCTCTTTTACCCGAAGCAGCGGCAGGCACAGGCGCAGGCACAGGCACAGGCCATCCCCCAGGTTCTTCAGGTGCAGGAGCTTGCCGAGCAGCCAGACACTGACGGCGAGGAGGAGCAGTCGCGCGAGAATCTAGAGATGCCTTTTCAGCAAGACCTCTGCTCCTCCTGTAACTGGAACAATTTCCTTGGCCATGCTACTACCTACGTCTGCGAACACATGCCTCCCTCAGAGCCACAGGTCACCCCCCAGGTTCCGCAGGAGCTTACCGAGCAGCCCGACACTGATGGCGAGGAGGAGGGTGACGAGCAGCCCAAGAAGCCCCACAACCCCATCTACACCAACCGCCTCTGGAAGTCTCCCATTGCCAAGGTCTTTGTCCAGAAGATCCGTGGCCGCAATACCTGGAACAACGGGCGTGACATCTGGTGGCGCTCAGATGGCGCCTGGGCACCTGACTTCAAGGTCGCCTGGCGCTGTGCTGGTAACACAGAGTTCAAGCTGACCCACGACAACTGTATGCGCTACCTAGCCTACCGAATGGGGCGCATTCCTCTGTCCAAGCTTCTGGAGATTGAGCCGAAGGATGTCCATGCCAAGCTCATTGGCGAGTTCAGCGGCATCCCTGGCTTCTTCACCAAGCGCTATACTTACTACTAGATACCAACACACAATTCACGTTGAACAAAATTGAACCTATAAACACATTTTTTTATAGCACCCCCTTCTTTACTCACAAGAAATCATGTCCACCATTGATCGCTTCAACAAGTATAAGAGCCTTGCAGATGCGGCTGCTTCTGCATGCATCCGCGCCTTCCTCCACATCGTGCGCCCCACCGAGGGCTTCCCATACCACTCAAACTTCTCCATTCAGCAGGCATGGGCAGAGTGGAAGCACGCAGATGAGGTCTTTATTCGCATGACTGGCATGGGCGGGCTGCGCAACTACGTCTTTCCCACACCCCCGCCTGAGGATGCAGAGCACATGCCCTGCCGGCAGATGTGGGGCTGCCTTGTGCAGCAGCAGGTAGAGAGCCAGAACTTTCAGGCACCTCTCATCAAGAATGCGGTCGCAGCAATCCTGGCATCCGAGGCCTGCAAGAGCCATCCTGTGACGTGTGCATGCAAGGTCCCCAATAATCCCTGGACCTGGTGGGAGTGTGTCGCAGAGCTAGAGCCTCTTGGCCTCAAGCACAACCAGAAATGCCAGTGTGGTGGCTACCAGCGGTGCAAGCAGAATGTGGCTGCACCTGTGCCAGTGGCTAAGCCAGAGCCAGTGGCTAAGCCACAGCCTGCATCTATGCAGAGGCAGAGCACCTACGACTACCACCACCACGTGGAGAATTGTGCCTGCGGCACCTGCCACAAGGCACGTGTAGATTCTGGGACCCAGGGTGCCTATGAGAAGAAGTGTAAGGAGAATGCGCGCCTTTCACTTAATCGTCTTGGTTCCTCAGAGTATTCTCCTGCGCAGCCTGCCAGTGGTGGATTTGGTATAGCTCTGAGTAAGGCTTCTGCCGCAATAGCCAGTGCAGAAGCAAAGTCAGGGGGTATACTTACTCAGGATTTTGCCAAGAACCTCTTTGCAGCAATGGGGACGCCGCATGACTCGAAGTGCCCCCACGGCATTCCTTTCTATGCATGCATGCCTTGTAGCCACTGAGTAGCCACTGACTAGGAACTACTGCAAAAAAATTGAATACAGCGTATAGCTAAATTTTTTTACCCCCAGTCTTACCAAATGGCAGACACTATGTCGATTCAAGAGCCTAATATTGCACGTGCGGCTGAGGTTCAGCTAGAGCCGCAGCTAGAGCTGCAGGTAGAGCTATCACTACCAGGGCAGCCTGAGCAACCAGCAGAGTCAGTGCCCCAACTACTTTCTACCCCACCTGTTCTTACGCCCTACGAGAGGGCCAGAGCAGTTCTGGCGGCAGGTCCGAACCCATCGCTTCTTGTCTTTGACTGCGACTATACCATCTGGCCCTTTGACTGCGACAAGGATGTCTTCGCACCCTTCACGAAATGCCCCATTTCTGGTGTCTATGACTACTATGGACGTCCCTCAAACGCCTACCACGACGTTGCCGGCATCTTTGGTGCAATCGTGGATGCCGGCATTCCTGTGGCTTTCCTGTCCAGGAATCCCAGCTCGGATTCTCTTAAACAGCTGCTGCAGGCCTTACCATGTCTTAACAAGGTGGGCGCAGTAGAGAAGTATCTCTGGGATGCCATGCCCTCGTATCACTACTTCCATGCCTACAGCAGCTATGGGTATGGTAGAGGCAAGGACCGACACTTTGCAGGACTCTTTGCAGTTTGCTTCACCCCCTTTACCAATATGGTCTTCTTTGATGACCAGATCGATAATGTGAAGGCAGCAGCCTTGAGTGGTGTCACTTCGGTCTATCTTAAGAGGAGTGGTCTCACCGCGACAGCCTTTATCACTGGCATCGAAGGCTGGCGTAAGAATAGCGTGCCTATATTGAGTCTCTAGAAAAATTGACCTCTTATCTGAATATTTTTTTATGTATGGATAGACAAGAGGCAAATTTTGCGAGAATAAGTGATATCTTAGCCTATATATTTCCAACGGGAATTCTCAGAGTTTCCACTGATCCTATTGATCAGACACAGCCCCTGTGGGAGGAGGATGTGTGGGCATCTCTCTCCGAGGAGAAAAAAGGGAATTACATTCGCATCATAAGAGAATGTCTAATTATTCTAGCCAAGTATGATTTCTTCTTAATGGGTGCAGAAGTATATCTTCAACCAGATGGAACCTTAATACTCTCTAATCTTGCCAGGGTGCATCATTGGCGGCCGCGAGATGGCTTGAGAGTGGAATCTGCAAAGATTCTACCAGCCTCTGTTATCTCAAAGGGATTCTTACAGTAAAAAATTTTATCAGCCTGATCTTTTTTTGCTTCTACGCAATAACCTTCTGTGCCTTCAGAAAGGTGTCCCACTCTGCACGCCCCTCCGCTGCCCAAGAGTTTAGCTTTGGCTTCCTGGGAGATCCCATGGCCACCAGCACATTCTCAATGTGCTTGTCATAGCCAGGGAACTTTGCCTCCATCTCGGCGATTGCTCGCTTGGTGATCTTAGTAGGATGGACTGGCTTCAAAGAGCAGCCGCTGGGCGTGTCAAACCAGCGAACGGGGTGCTCGTAGAGGAACTTAATGCACCCCATTAGCTGCTTGTGGGATGCCTCCTCATACTCGTGCTTCTCCTGTGCGTAAATGGCCTCGTAGTCCTTCTGGATAGGCCTGAGGATCGCCCGAATCTCTGGCACAGTGCCTGCCAGGGCAAGCATTGCGCAGCGTGTAAAGATAAGCTCCTCCAGATCCTTCGCCACCTTGCCCACGCCATCCGCCTCAAGCCAGGAGTCACAGAAGCTCAGAATGCTGTTCACCATCTCGCATGGCACCTGCTGCCTCTTGAAGTCCTTGAGGCCCTGATACTTCTTGATGTTGAGCACAAAGGAATCCCAGTCATTCAGAGCAGTCTTGTAGTTAATCAGAATGCAGGAGGCAGAGGCTCCGCTGTGATTCTTAGACATTGCCATGATCAACTTGCTGCCGATGTCGCTGTTGTAGGGGTAGATGTCCCGCGCCTCGTCAAACTCGTAGGTCTTGAGCCACTCTCTTGAGCCCTCCACTGCATCAAGCGCTGCACGCAGGTCGACGTAGTAGGCCTTGTCTGACTCAGAGGGGATCCAGTCGAAGGTCTCTGCAGGCTCCTTCTTATTCACACCGGTCTCCTCGGCGAATGCAGGCCAGCCGCCAACGATGATCTTCTTACTAGACTTGTCCATGGTGTCTAGTAGGGGTGCATTCTATTCTAGGGCGCTGCATTTCAATTTTTTTTCGCCGATTACCGCAAAAGTTGAGCCTAGCCTATATATTAGGCTAGCATAATATGGTAAGCCTTGAGAGGATTGAATTTCTTACGAATAAGTTGCATGACCTTCTTTCCCAGGCTCGAGAATTAAAGGAGATTGTTGAATGGAATGAAGCTCAGAATAAGGTAGCCTCTAGTATCGAGGAGGAATCTGGACCTTCAGAAATAGATGAAACTAATACAGAGGTAATTGAGCAGAAGCCAGAGCCAAGAAGATGGTGTTGTTGTTTTACCCGAAAACAAAAATTGAACTAGGGTCGCCTAATACTATTAGCACCCCCTTTCTAAAAGATAAGATGAACAATCGCGAGTCATCTACAAAGGCAAGCAAGAACCAGCGCCGCGCAGTGGTGGAGGAGCGCGTGGCCGCGGCAAGGCAGAAGGCTAAGCCAGAGCCTCTGACTGCTGAGGAGCAGGCTGCAGCAGACGCAAAGGCTGCGGCTAAGGCAGCGGCTAAGGCCGAGGGATTTGCCCGATTCCAGGAGAAGAAGGCTGAGCGAAAGCGTCTACGCTCTAAGCATCATGCAGCAGACTAACCAAGTCCACTGCTCAAAAAATTGACGAAATATATCCATATCTTTTTTTACTTACTCATGGATACCCTTCGTCAGATTAAGATTGCAGAGATTTCCAGGTATGATCTTGATTACGCGAATGAGCTTCTTCTTGATGCCAAGCAGAAGCTCGAGAACATAAACCCCGCTGGGTATGTGGGAGAGTTTCCTAAGGAGGCGTTTCTTGAGATTCATCTTATTGTAGATGACATTTACCTTCTAGAGAAGAGAATTAGTGATCTTCTAGACAAGCAGCTAGAGGAGTATCACGCACAAGCTCCAGTCAAGGTATGGGATAAGCAGCAGGCGTGTAGGAAACTGCTAGGTGCAACCGAGAATGAGTCCATTGTAATCTCTATTCGTAAGCTCTTTAACATTCTTCACTCTTCCCTATCGAATATTCCCTCTGAGAATAAGCTAGAGATTATGCAAAACTTTGCTCTAATTCTAAAGGCCGATGACTACGTCAGCTTGCAGCGGTGTAAGGAGCTTATGGGGGAGTGTGCTAATTACCAGTAAAATTGATAGAATCAGCTATAGTATATTTTTTACACTATGGCTGAGTCTCATATCTTGATTACCCTCTTTCATGACCTTAAGGCTAAAATCCATGAACTTAATTCCAAGAATGCCATGATGGACGCTCAAGGTATTCAGGGAATGAAGGAGGTTCTCAAGTCCTGTGATACAATTGACCGCTATATCGAGTCCTTTGTCTTCAAGGAGCAGCATATTATCGATATTGGCCTCACGTATGATACTCCCCGCTTTACCCTAACCCCTGTCTCTAGGGCCAAGAAGATAGCAGGCCCGACACCCGCTATGCGCCGTTATGCTGAGGAGGAAGAGAAGAAGGTGATGGATAGAATCGACCAGACAATTCAGATGGGGCGACAGCTTGATGCAAATCAGGAAAAGCCATATTTCACCATTGACTGCCAAAATTGATGGCCTACCTTAGATATGTCATGCATAATGCAAGCCATTGAGCACATTGATCTACAATCTTATTGCCAGATGTTTAATTACTGCTACGCTTGTTATCTTGTGGATGTGCAGGATCCAGAGGTTCTGTGCAATGGCCTCTGTTACCATTGTCATGGGTCGCGTTGGGATAAGATAAAACATGCATTTTCGCTCGATGCTATCTCATACTCTTTCCGAGTTAACCCAGGAGTCAAAGTGGTATGACTTGTATGAGCTAGAGTATAAGACTAGACTTGGTTCTAATTAGTCATTAAAAATAAAATTGAATAAGGAGTAAGCCATGTGGCAGTTACCTTACACATGGAGTGCTCTATTTGTTACTCCGAGATTACCTCTGCAACTGGCAAGGTTGAGCTTTCTTGCTCACACCCGTTTCACTTCTCTTGTCTGACACAATGGTTTAACAAGCAGAAGTGCCAGGGCTCGCATGAGAATTGCCCTCTCTGCAGGCACGAGTCTAACGACTTTGAGAAGATGCCGCTGGCTTCTGAGGATGACGAGGACGACGAGGATGAGGATGACGAGGACGACGAGGATGACGAGCACGACTGGGATCAGGTGCCTAGTCTTGACCAGCTTATTGCACAGCAGCGCACCAGGGAGCGTTTTCAGCTGCTGAAGACCACTATGACTCCTCAGGAACTGCAGCTCTATGCTGCTAGTCGAATCAAGGCGTGTTGGCGTGGTTACCAGGACCGCCTTCTGTATTACGACCGCCTATATAACAAGGAGGTTATTCAGAGGCATCATGAGTATATCTCTAACTGCCAGCGTAGCTTGAAGGCTGACCTGAACAGGGCAAGGTTTATTCAGGCTACGCTTGGTCTTTCTCGCCATGAGGTCAAGCTCATGGCTGTCAGGAAGATTCAGGCAATCTGGCGCAGCTCCAAGTCTCGTCCTGCAGTAAAGAGCATAGTCAAGTGTGGAGTATGGCAGGAGGTTAGCCCTGGAGTCTGGGAGCGGCCTATTATGAATCCTGAGGATGATGCGCCTATTGTCTTTGTTGGCTCTAGTCCGCCTTCTTAGTGGGTCAAAAAAATCCGCGCCGCAAAAATTGAGTGGCGGTGCCCCCCATACCTCAGTGTGCCCTAGTAGCGCAATGGATAACGCGTCAGCCTTCTAGATATGTGAAAGCTGAAGATTGTGGGTTCGATCCCCACCTAGGGTAAAACCATCTTAGCTCAGTTGGTAGAGCGTCGGCCTTTTATAGGCGTAGCAATACGAAAGCCGAATGTCGCGGGTTCGACCCCCGCAGGTGGTAACTTTTTTTTGCAAGGGAAAAATTGAACCGCCTTAGGCCTGTATAAGTGTATACGCCATGTTTATTCCCATGACTTCTGACTTCAGCCTGTTTTACTTTGTCACCTTTTACACTCTCATCTACTGTGTTATCTACACTTGCATCTACAATCTGGGGTTTTCACAGGCTAAGGCACAGGTCCAGGCACAGGCAGAGCAAACGAGACTTCCTGCCGTCGATGAGCAGCCTATTCTGCAGGCCGAGGATGTGCAGAGGAACCAGGAGCCTAACGGTTTGCATGAGGAGCTGGATGAGCTAGATCAGCCAGATGAGGTTACTGAGGAGGACTACACGCCAGCACCTTACAAGCATGATCTCTGGCCTTCTCCTCGTCCAATGAACTTTGTTCGGGCGATTATTGAGGTTGAGCCTGAGTTCAAGGAATATGGTCGCCGTCTAACACATGCAAAGGCAGTGGATATTCTTGCACAGCGGGCTTACATGACCAGGCGAGAGTTTCTGAAGACAAATCCTCTGTCTTATTCTGAGAAATATATGAGGGGCCTGAATGCACTCTATCTTCTCAAGGGCAGCATTGATACTCTAGAGGAGACATTGCGCAATGAGTCTTATAAGCAGGAGCTGCGCCGCATTGAGAATGGGCGTTGTGTCTGCCCCCATTATTAGCCTAATACATGGCGCGCTACTTGAAAAATTGATACTATTTTTTGGTATAAGATAAGCATAATGAGTTTTCAACGGTCTTATGATGTCTCCTTTGTCACCGACCAGCTTTCCAGAGAAGCTCTGATTAATGGCATTGAGGCAGTGAATATGGCTTGCACTCCAACGGTCAATGCATGGCTCTATGTGGAATCTAGGGAGATTCTTCAGGATTACAATCGCATGATCGACCCTAGTGATACCATGAAGAATACCATCTTTGATCATATGAAACTAATGGGTCACAGTGGCGGTTCAATTAATTATACAATTCAATGTCTAATCTGTTTTGTAACCGATTATGATTCTTGGAAGCGAAATGAGCAGGAGAAGAATTCTATTCTTGAAGGTGAGATACGAATGATAGAGCAGTTTAGACAGACTCGTCTAGTTCCTCATTATCGCTCAATGAGTGGCGGTGGGTCTATCAGAGCATCAGCCGGTCCTGTGGTCAGTGAGTTTCTGGAAATCTATGATCATCTTTCCTATAGAGGTATGCCTGAGATTCTTTCCACGTATGAGGAGGTAACTAATCTTCTTGGAACTACTTTGAGTGAGAAGCTTGACGTTCTAGATGATATTCTTACAAATGTATATAGTTCTCGGCGCCTTGCTAACTATAGAGATGCTCTGAAGCAAAGGCAGGAGGGTGAAAAAAGAATGGATGATATGCACAACACTATTATTGCTGAACAAATTCCCATTCTAAAGGCAGCAATTGAGTCTAGGAATCCTGTTGCCCTTAAGGCTGCCCTAAGTCCTGGTTGGGGGTCTATGCGCTTTTGTGAACTAAAGGAATACAAGGAGGCTCAGGCATTACTACATGCGCTGTCGTCATCTTGAGCCCAGGTGGATGAGAATAGGCCATAGGCAATTGGATCAGCCTCCTTCATCTCCTTTGCCTTCTTCACCAACTCATCGTAAGACACAGGCTTACCAACTGCATCCAGTTCTAGCTTAACTACCTTGAGAAATGAATTCCAAATCTTAATTCCATCTGATATCTTTTTTGTTTTAATCACACGCTTTTGCTTGGCTGGCTCTGAGCTTACTAGAGCTTTCTCAGGAGCTGATACATCCACCTGGCTTTCTGTTTCTCTAGCCATATTGGCCTTTTCAAGTTTCTTAGCTTTTGCAATAGCAAGCTCCTCAGGTGTCATCTCAGAATAGGGCTTAGGTCCCTTTCTTTTCTTTTCCTGTATTTGAGGTTCTGAGCTATGTGAGCTAGACTCAGATATTGCTGAGCCTAGTGATGAACCAAATTTCTCACTCATCTCAGAACTGTGTTCAATGAACTTGAAGATATACTTCTCGGCCTTCTCCTCAGAGAATCCATAATGCTTCTGCAGACATTTCTCTGGATTAAACTGTTTAGAAAAGCTAAGTCTCTCTAAGTTGTAAAGGAATTTGAAGACCCGTATTTCTTCCTCTGATGACTGTGAATCCATTTCCTGCTTTATAGAAGAAAGGTCTTTTAGTGTGGATTGAATTTCATCCTCAATATGCTTCAGAGTATCGAGGATATGCTTGTCTGAAGACTCCATTGATAAGTAGTGCTTACTAGTGCTGGTTAATAGGCGTCAATTTTTCACTATTAGGCAAAAAGGCCACTTTAAACTTGATTTAGATATAGTATATATGTTATATCCATATCGTGTTCTAAGACAAGATACATCAATCGGATTAGTAGAGGCCACATATCATACGACTCTTATAGATGCATATAGGGATTGTTTACCTGATGTTACATGTCATCGATGCCATCTATTGATTAATGGAATTGAACATAAATTAATTAATGGAGAAGAGCTTATACGCGTAACCTGTTATCCTAAGGTCGTGTATTGGATTGAATCTCTAATGAGAAAACATCTTCCAGCGCCGATTCCTGAACTACCCTCAAAAATTGACTGTTGCCACCCCCTCGACTAAAAGCATACCCAGATGGTTTCCACTCGTAGTCATGCTTCTACGAACTCATCTCTCTACGCTGCAGCTCGCACCCTGCTAAGCCTGCGTAATTCTGCTGCTCCTGCTCCTGCTCCTGCTCCTGCGGCCCAGTCCTATAAGGCCGATTCTAAGTTTATGAATCTCTGGGAGGCCTGGTATCATGCATTCCTTTCTGAGGCAACGGATGAGAATCCTTCTTATCCTATTGCTGACCGTCGTTCTCAGGCAACGAGTCGCTGGGTGACCTTTGCTTCTAAGCAGATGCGTTGCTCTGAGTCAGTTGTTCGTGCATGGCTCCGCCAGGCTGACCAGAAGGCTCTGCTAGCGGCATGCGCGTAAGAATGCTATAAAAATTGATCATTTAAATATTATTTTTTCATACTATTCAAATGGATACAGCAGTTGGACTGAAGGGATCTGATGTGTATACTGTATCAGGAGCAGGTGATAAGTTGGTTTCTCTAAGCGCACTCCTTGTTCGCGGGGTAAGTCCACAAGTAATTGGCCAAGCTATGAAGGAGTTTCTGCATACTAATCCTAGTTCTAAGGCAATTGAGAATCTCTTTGTCCTCGCCTTTCAGAATCGCGATATCCGCGGGGGCAAGGGTGAGCGTGATATCTTTAGAGATATGTTTTCAGTTCTTCTTTCAGAGCAGCAGACTACTACTGTAGCTCTGGATCTCCTTGATCTCGTTTCAGAGTATGGATGTTGGCAGGATCTCTTCAAACTTCAGACCGTATATCCCTATGCAACTGATCGAATCAAGCAAATTATTAAGACCCAATTTGAGAAGGATGAGGCTGCTCTGGCTGCCTTTACTGCAAATCCTCTTCTACCTCCTGCTGCACTAAAACTTTCTCTTCTGGCCAAGTGGATGCCTCGTGAAGGGCAGGCTGCTCACACTGAGATGGCTGGACTTCTTGTTCCTGGCAAATTCTTCCATGCTACTCGCATGAAGCACTATAGAAAGAGAGTTGCAGCTCTTAACAAGGCACTCAGGACAGTGGAGATTAGCATGTGTGCTAAGATGTGGGCAAATATTGACCCTGCAGTAGTTCCTGGGCGCGCTAGTAAGAAGTATGTGAAGGCCTATCTGAATGAGAAATGGACTACAAAGAAGGGAGAGGCCCCTCCATATCCTGGAACTCTTCGCTATCCTGATGATCCTGATCGTATGATGTGTAGGGAGCACTTTCAGCAACATTTTGCCAGAACTGCTTCTGGCGAGGTAAAGGCTAAGGGTGCAGATACGCTCTTTCCGCACGAGATTGTTAAGAAGGCTGTTTCCATTGGTCTACAGCAGTGTGAGACCTGTAGTGTAGATTATACTTATTGTAAGTGTGAGGCTAATTTAGCAGAGAGAAACCATCTGCTTGGAGTTTGGCGATCCATGGTTGAGGCGGCAAAGGCAGGTGGTGGCCTGGGCAGGTCTCTGGCGATGTGTGACTTTAGTGGTTCAATGGCAACTTCTGGAAAGAATCGTGATTTACCTTATTGGGTTAGCATGGCTCTTGGTCTTCTGATTTCTGAGCTTACTACTGATGAATTTAAGAATACATTTCTGACCTTTGATTCCGAGCCGCTTCTGCATAAGCTGCCAGAGGGCGATCTCTTTGAAAGGATCTCTTCCTTTCTTGGCTCTAGTATTACAATTGGTCAGGGTCTGTCGACGGACTTTCAGAAGGCAATGGATTTAGTTCTTCAGCAGTGCAAGGCAAAGAGGGTAAAGCCTGGTCAGGAGCCAGAGAATCTAATTGTTCTGACGGATATGGGGTGGGATAGGGCATGTGGTTCTAATGAGGATGGTCCTTACACTGGGAATACATATAGGCACGTGGTTAAAACGGGTCCATGGCAGACTCATGTGGAGATGATTAGGGAGGCATTCAAGAGGGCAGGTGAGGATATGTGGGGTGAGGGCCAGGGACTCACGATGCCCACAATTGTCATCTGGAATCTGGCAGCTACTTGTCAGGACTTTCATGCGAAATCAGATACAGAGGGCGTGGTAATGTTATCTGGATGGTCTCCTAGTCTCTTCAAGGTTCTCCAGACTAAGGGTATTGTGCAGATGACACCTCTTGAGGCACTTAGAATTCAGCTGGAAAGCCCCCGCTACGATCTGGTTCGCCAGAGATGCCAGGCCCTTGCATCAGTTCAGGCCTAAACACTTCTTATCTGGTATAGAATAGGGAACACACAGCAATTCATTAAATAATTCATTGTTCCCTGGAATGATATAGTTTTGATCAACCTATATTTTCAGCCTGTAAAGGAATCACATAGCAATACTTCTTAATGATATTCTGATTCCTGATTATAAGAGATGTCTGGAAGATGGACTGGCCACCCATCTTAGTATTGGAGTATCGGACGAGCCATATGGACGGATCGAAAATGTCAATACTTAGACATCCCACAGCAGTATAATTCTTTATAAGAATCCAGACTGAATTTTGGATTCGCACAGCAGCCACACTATTACAAAGAGTTCTCACAGCAACAATGAATATATAATTCTGTAACTCTGTTTTTTATTTGTGTAATGATAATTACTCAAATAAAAATTGACATGTTTGAGTTTACAATGATAAGTAAACATGGCAACCCGAGTCATTAAGCTAAAGAAGCTAGTTCAGAGTATTGTGCAGCCAGCATTACAACAAGTTGAACTAGTCAAGAAGCCAGAGCCCACTGTAAAGCAGCCTCGCGTGATAAAGATCTCTAGCCTCCCCGTTCCTCCTATTCCAGATCATGGTGTCTATCTCACCAAGGCTATGGAGGCGTTTGAGTCTATCCGAGAATATTATACTCTGCGTTGCCAGCCAGTTCCGCAATCGGATATCAAGTGGTTCCATGCGGAGTTGAAGAGAGAGAAGGAGGAGTTTGATGAGTTTTGGGCACGCTGCGCATCAACCAAGGCATGTATTGATGGAACTCTACGCGGGGATGACGACTGGACTATTACTCTGGCAATGAATGCAGCCAGGCAGGCAGAAAAAAAGATGCCTATTCTTGACACTGATATTGGTCCTATGCCTGATTATGGCACTCCAGAGTTCTGGGCATGGTGTCATAAGAGGAAGAAGTTTAAGGAGCAGAAGGATGCTGCACTTATTGCGGCTGGGGGAACGGTCCCTTTGCCAAAGGCACAGAAGCAGAAAGCAAAGAAGGCTGCGAAGGCTGCAAAGCCGAAGGCCTAGGAGAAGCAGATGCCATTGGCGTTGCCTCCTGGCTTGCAGAAGCTATAGGACTTGGACGCCCTACAAAGGTCAGATCACCATACGAGCACCGGTGTCCCTTCACATTAAGTGTCAGGCCAGGTGACTCGTGTTTTTCAATGCCATGATGAATCTCAGAGGCCCAGCGCTCATTTGACCAGTTTGCAACATCTAGAGCCTGTTCCTCAGTAAAGATTGCCTCTCCGTGACCCTTTTCGCCTGTTACCAGAGAAGTCCAAACAATTCTAAACATAGTGATGCTGATATATCCTGCAAATACTATTCAATTTTTTACTATTATTTATAGGCTTAGTATATAGAGATGCCTGCACATTCTAACTCACACAAATCAAAGGGACATACAAGGGAGTCTGCGGCTCAAAGGGCTAAGCACGCAAAGACGAGGGGAAAGAAGATGCATCGTGCAACAGAAAGTTCTAATCTAGTTGTTTCTGAATATACTAGGAAGCTGCGCGAGGGAAAGAATGTGGGAGCAATGTTCTTAGCAGTGGTTGAATCTGCGCCCGGCGGCGGAAGATTTGAGGTTAAGGATGTAAAGTCTAATGAGGTAGTTAAGGCTCACCTTACTCCTGCGTTATCTATGAAGGCTGCAAAGTATGCAAATTCTAGTGCCTCATTTGCAGTTCGCAAGGGCAGTCATGTTTTAGTTGATGGAGATATCATTAGAGCAGTAGTTCCTCATGGCAGGCTTTCTGCGGTCAAGGAAGGAAATGAGAGCAGTGGTAGTAAAAATAGTGTATTTAGCCATTCCAGTCGTGGTGGCAGTAAAACCCGTAAGAATAGACACTAAGTCTTTTTCTTAAACTTCCTAAACCCTCCTCCAGCAGCCTTAGCCTTGAGTCCAGCCTCAAAGATTTCTCCAGCTTGCTGAGCAGTTAATGTATCCAGATCTGTGCCTTTTGGAATAGAGACACATACTGGCTTTTTACTGGAGGACGTAGTGCCTCCACTCTTCATCAGATATGGGCCATATTGTCCTGTGCGAATTTGGAAAGGTCCAAGCGTCCTAGCAGGACTCTCCTGTTTTGCCTGGAGTTTCGCGATAATATCTTCTAAAGAAGTATCTGTTAGACAATTCACACGAGCACCATTACATTCTGCATATAGGCCATATGGCCCTTTTTTCCTTAGAATCTGGTGACCATTATATTCACCTATGAAATCACCTGCCAATTGTTTACTCTTTTCTTGAATAAATGCAAGGGCTTCTTCCTCAGTAATCGTCTGTAGTTGCTTACCAGGGGGCCAGCCATAGAAGATAGTCTTATCCTTATTGCCATCTACATCCTCCTTGAGAAGTAGAGGACCCTTACCCGTCATTACAGCAACAAGACCATCACTGAATTCTTTTCGCTTAGCATTCACCTGTGTCCCTCCGCTCTTGGATTTCAGCGCCTCATATCGGTCTTTATAGGACTTCCATGTGTCCTCTAGAACTTTTTTCCATGGCTCGGACCCTTCTGCTATCTTGTCCAACTTGGTCTCCATAGCAGCAGTAAAGTCAAAGGCAAAGAGATCAGGAAAGTTTTTTAGAGTGAACTCAAGGATAGTGAGGCCTAGGGGTGTTGGCGCAATACGCGCCTTCTCACCACCCTTTTTCATTTGGAATGCTTCTGTTGTAGCAGGCCACTGGTTGACTGCATTCAAGCTATATGTCTTAGATTGTTGAATTGTCTGAGGTATGTCCTTTATTTCAATGTAAGCCTTATCTACAATTGTGGAAATTAGGGATGCAAAGGTTGATGGGCGTCCGATGCCCTTCTTTTCTAGCTCGCGCACTAGGGTAGCCTCAGTAAAGCGCCCTTGGGGCTTGGATTCCTGGGGCTTTGCCTTTAGAGTTTTCCATGTTATACCCTGGCCTTCCTTAATTCCTTCGGCTAGTTTCCACGATGCCTCTGCAGATTCCTCTGGCTCTTCCTTATCTTCGGCTAGTGCTGAAGCAAGTTGAGAATCCTTCTCATCAGCAATCTTCCACCCTTGAAATATGGTGCGTTTCCACTTGGCTTCCCAGGGCAGTTCAGACTCATCGCCTTCTAGATCAAATACTACAGTCCTTCCTTCTCCCTTAGCCTGAGCCATAATCGATTGAATTGCTCTTAGCCAGATGAGATGATAGATTTTCTTATCTTGGTTTGACCAATCCTCAGATTCAGGTAGTTGGCTATGCTCAAAATGTGTTGGTCTGATGGCCTCATGTGCTTCTTGTGCTGCAGGCGCTGCTGGCTGACTAGAGGCAGTAGAAGCCTTAGTCTTTTGCGGAACAGCCCTTGCCTTTAGTTCTCCCATGTATTGTTTACCCCATCTGGCTTCTACGGTTCGCTTGGCTAGTTGAATTGCCTCATCACTCATGCTAGTTTGATCTGTTCTCATATAAGTAATATGTCCTGCCTCATAGAGTTTCTGGGCAATTTGCATTGTTCTCTTTGGATTACAACTATATAAGTTACTAGATTGCTGCTGTAATGTGCTTGTCATTAGAGCCTGTGGGGGCGACTCGGTCCATGGCTTTGTTGTAGCTGATCGTACCTTGCCCTTGGCATCTGTATGATGATTCTCCAGATAATTTAGTGCAGATTCCTCATCTCCAAGAGCCTCACACATTGTTGCAGGCCAAATGGAATTCTTACCAGTAATCTGACCCGCCACGGTAAAGGTTCCAGAAAGACTCCAGGAGGATTCGGCCTTGAAGGATTCAATGGATTGCTCCCTCTCACAGACTAGCCTTAGAGCAGGAGTTTGGCATCTTCCAGCAGATAAGGCAGTTCCTCCACCCACATGTTTCCATAATAAGGGTGAAATAGTAAATCCCACCATCATATCCAGCATCGCGCGAGCCTGTTGGGAATTCACGCGATTCATGTCAATTGTGCGTGGTCGTTGAATTGCATTACAAACAGCTGTCTTAGTAATCTCACGAAAGACTGCTCTGGGATTCGTTAAAGGATTAAGTTTCAAGAGCACTGCTACACTATAGGCAATAGCTTCTCCTTCTCGGTCGTCATCTGCACAAAGGATTACAGAGTCGGCTTCCTTTGCACATGCACGTAGCTGAGCAATTGCCTTCGCCTTCTCCTTTGAGAATTCATACGTAGGTTCAAAGTTCTTTGTTAGTCCAACAGAATCAAGATCGGGCACTAGCCCGCGAATATGCCCCATGGATGCTATTACTTTGTAACCTAATCCTAAGAATCCTTGAATCTTAGAACATTTTGCAGGTGATTCTACGATGATTAGGGGCATGTGATATCTATATATGAGATGTAGTATTCATTTTTTATACAGCTAATATGAAATTTGATTGTTTTTCCTGCCTATATAATAGCAATGGTAGAACAAACACAAGATACAGGTAAATTCCGACAAAATACTAAGGACCAGTTCTACACCAAGGTCTCTATAGCAAGGGAATGCGTGAATTCTATTCTTGCTAATTGCCCAGATGCCCCCCAATATATATGGGTAGAGCCATCTGCAGGCAATGGTGCATTTCTTAGTTCACTACCCGCAACGATTCCACGGGTGGCTATAGACATAGATCCAAGGGCACCAGAGATTATAAAGGCTGACTTCTTGAAATGGATTCCAGTGGGCGATGGACCAAAGTTATTCTTTGGCAATCCACCCTTTGGAAGCCAGGGTTCCCTGGCAAAGACATTTATTAGACATGCAGCAGCAACTAATGCGCAGATAATTGCATTTATCTTACCACGATCATTCATGAAACCAAGTATGTCATGTGCCTTTCCTCGTAACTTTCACCAGATTTATCAATGGGAACTTCCTATAAATTCTTTCGAAGTAAATGGCGAAGCATATGATGTTCCATGTGTCTTTCAGATTTGGGTAAAAAAAGATACGCCAAGGGATATCGAAGAGAAGGTGCAAGCAATTGGATTCACATATGTTAAGGCAACCGAGCAATTTCATATGGCTTTCAGGCGTGTAGGTGTTAATGCGGGCACATGCTACTTATACAGTGACGGGCCATTTAGTGCACAATCTCATTATTTCCTGGCATTTGATGATAAATACCTCCCTAGATTAAATTCTATTAAGACTGCAATCAATGCTCATATCTTTCCGTCAAATACGGTAGGTCCAAGAAGCCTTTCTAAGGGAGAAGCTAATGAGGCAATTAATGCGATACTGAGTTTAATTTACACCTAAAATACATGCGGCCTCATAAATAGATGGATAGACCGACAACCTCGGCAGAGGGATCCTTATTAGAATTAGTAGCCAGAGGGAATAAGGATGTTTACTTTATGAGTAATGATAAGACTGCACATGTTCCATTTTCTTATTCAATGAGCACATGGCCAGCTACAATTGACGAGACACGGCAAACACAGCCTCTCAATATGATTGATTTTGGCCGAACCGTTGAATGGGAACTGGAAGTATTTGGAGATATTATGGTCTCAGCAGCACTCGTTGTTGAATTGCCCACATGGCTACCTCCTACTGTAGCCGCAATCAATCATAAAAGTATAGTCTCAGATGCATCTGACACGACGTATGGGTATACTCAGGGTATAGGAGCTTTTTTATTTGAACAGATACAATTTTACCAGGATCAGCTCTTACTTCAGGAATTCAGTGGAGATTTCTTATATGCATGGTATCATCTTCAGAGTTCATTAAGTCAGGAGGCCCTCGCATTAAAGGAAATGGGATGCCATTCAGGCTCGGCCTTAGATATTCAGAGAAATGCAACACCAAAGAAACTTACTCTGCGTCTACCTCTTATAGGATGTGCACATCCAGATGAGGGTGGATTTCCATTTGTCTCTCTTCCCGGTCAGAAATTTAGGATCAGGTGTAAGATTCGGCGCTTAGAAGATTTAGTTGAGTCATCCTCCCAGGCACCCAAGCCTGCACCATGGTCTAGATCAGATTTTAAACTAATAAATGCAACCGGTCTTCAGACACCCTTTCAATCAATTAAAAGGGAGCAAATTGCAAAACCTCTCATTACTCTTGAGACAACACAGCGTTATGTCAGACAGGATATACAGGCTCTACTAAAGAAAAATAAGACACAGATCCCCTTCTTAAGACCCTTTGAAAACAAATTAAGTATAGATCCATCCGATTATGTTTCCGTAGGAAATGGAAGTGCATCCTATATAACTAAGAGAATCGATGGCCGCCATCCAGCTGAGAGTCTCATGGTATTCTTTCAATCAGAGTATAATGTGGAGAGAAATCAGCTGTGGAATCTGAAGAATCCATTGGGGTCAGGTAAATATTATAATACTATGCAACTGTTAATTGCAGCAAAGGAGCGTGAGAAGATTTGGGATAATAATCTATGGGAAAAAATCTCACCCTGGGCAAAGTCTGAGAAGACACCAGGAATACCAATCTCATGGATTTCCTTTACAGTTGGACCACAGTATGGATCTAAGAATCCAGAAATGCGTAGACCATCTGGCACAGTGAATTTTACTAGTGCAGATAAGCCAACTTTGTGGATGGATATTACTGATACTCTTCCAACACGCCTAGGTCAAAAAAGAGTTACTATGCGTGCTATAACTATTGGATGGGGTATTTATAATGTGGAAGATGAGAGGGGAGGATTAGCCTTTGGCAATTAATCAACGGCATCCATACTATATGACTCTAGAATTTCTCTGATAGTAGGAATATGCTGATTATTACGATTACTCACAGTATTATTACCTCTATATCTTAGCACAGAACTTGCATCAATTAGTGGTGGCATATCTGCATACTCGTCTTCTGAATCATGCGCCTCTGTAAGTGATGATGATGTGGGTGTACGTGTTAAGACATGAGGACGAGCCTCATTGCGCTCCATTGCCTCTTGAACAATCTCATTGAGTTTCTCATATAGAACTGCATCTTCCTCCTCAGTCAGACTCTTGCTTTTTACAGCACCCTGCTCTCTCTGTTTTAGAGATAGAGTGGTATCTACCTCTGCCTCCTCGCCATCCTCGCCATCCTCGGCCTCCTCGGCCTCCTCGGCCTCCTCGGCCTCCTCGCCATCCTCGGCATCCTCGGCATTATCTAACTCATGAACAAGTGGGTAAATTACGGTAATCATATACATAGAATTCAGTAGGATCATAATAAATGAAGCAAGGCATACACGATGCATTCCTACCGCATAAGAACCAAAATATATAACTGCCAGGATAAAATTCACATGAATACCATCAACAAGAATATCTTTGGGTTCAGGAGTCTGTCTCATGCAGAAAGAGCATCCCTTAGTATACTCAGCAATATCTGTCATACTAACCATGCAGACTATATAGGATTTGATTTGTCAATTTTTATCCAAGTCGCACATAAAAATTTGATTGCCGCTGCCATGTATTAGTATGTATGGCAGCAGTAATGTATCGTCTTGAGCTTCTAGTTACTGAGCAGGGTAAGCCCTTTTATCCCCCCGTGGGCACTGTTGAGCGTCCATCTCCAGATAATGCAGGATATGACTTGAAGGTTGTAGTAGATCGCCCCCCTACTACTATTGCAACTCTTACATCTCTGGGTGTCAAGGCACGTATGCTTCAGTATTCTAAGATGGATGAGGAGACCACACTTATTGATGATTGCCACTTTACTCTAGAGCCTCGTTCATCCATTTATAAGACCGGATTTATGATGGCAAATGGGCGTGGTATTATTGATTCTTCTTATCGTGGAGAGCTAATGGCTCCTATGATTAGTGTGGGTTCTAATCATACTACTGTTACAGCTGGCACTAGGCTATTTCAGATCATTGCACCAGGGCTTGGATTTATTAGTGAGGTTGCCTATGTTGATACACTTCCTACTACAGTGCGGGGCGAGGGTGGCTTTGGAAGTACTGGCACTAAGTAGAAAGTAGATGGATATTAACCAAAAAGACGCATATGGAACAAAACAACCAAAGGGTAATGCAACGACCTTATTAGACCTGGTATCACGTGATATCCAAGATAATACTCTTTTTCCATTGAATGCTTCTGTAACACGATTTACCAGGGATGATACACTACGGACAATTCCAATGGCACCTGTCATGCGGGAATTTACCTTTAAGGGTCCAGCAACCCTTGGCCAGACCTTTACCTTTGAATTGGGTGATATGAATTGTGGAGATTTAATTAGTGGGTTATTCATTCAAATTCAGCTTGCAGATTGGTTCTCGGCAGTAACTAGGAACAGTTTACTGAATGGTTCTCTAATTCCCATTGCGCCTCAAGAACTATGGACATATTGTAACTCAATAGGAACTTCTATTTTGGAAGAGGCTACTCTAGAAGTAAATGATCAGGTCCTGGAACGGATAACGGGAGATTCTGTTCATGTTACCTCACTCCTCTTTCCAGGCTTGAATACCCAGGTTGGCCTAGCAGATACTATAGGCTTACGGTCTATTGCAGATATTAAGGCAGCGAATGGTCTTTCACCTTTTTTTACTGAAGAAGGGTGGATCACAGTTCCCCTCGTGTTTTCTATGCTCAGAGAAAAGTTAACGGCAACATTCCCCCTTATTGCATGCCGTTCTGGAACAATGCGAATTCGAGTGACTCTTAAGAAATATAGTCAGATTGTTCGAGTCTTATCTGGATCCAGAGCTTCTTGCGATGATACACCAACTGGAAAGCCCGTTCAAGTTATAGATACTACAATTATATTTAATAGGCAAAAAATAATTACTGATAGTATATCAAATAAGGATCCAAGGCTACAAGCTCTCGCAGTAGAGCCTGGATTAAAAAATATCCAACTTCTAACTCATGGTATCTTTGTTGATGGACCATATCGCGAAATGCTCTTACGCGAACCCTTTGAACGACCCTTTCGTGAGATTCAACAGTTTGATTTTACAGAGCCCTTGAAATATGTGGTAAATAAATCAGGCAATGACACGATAACCGTGCAATTACCTCTGGAAGCGAACGGGCCTGTAGAGGAAATTGTCTGGTTCTTACGACGTAAGGCTGCAGTTACGTTGAATAATGATTGGACAAATTATAGTGCCACACTGGAAAAAGAGTATGATCCGACCTTTTCTCCCTTAGAACCCCTCTTACTTTCAGCAAAGATTCAAGCAAATGGACAGGATATTATTCAACAGGATGAAGCCTGGTTCCGCTCTCAGATTGCACGGGCTCATAAATCAGGTAAGGTATCTTATGACGCCTTTGTCTATGGATATTCTTTTGCAAAACATCCAGGTGAGCATAACCCTAGTGGAACAATAAATGCTAGTCGTCTGAATTCATTACGTCTGACCTTGAATGTCAAGCCACCAGGGGGGTCATCAGATACAGAGTGGGAGGTACATGTGTTTGCATATGCCTTTCAATGGGTTCGGTTTGGTAATGGAATCTGTAACAAGGTCTTTATTGATTAATAGCGCGATTGAGCAATCTGTGCATCAACGGGGGCCCTTGTAGAATCCTCCGAAGCAGGTGCCTCGTCTGTCTCAATGAGACATGTATTACCCTCGTAGTCATAGTTGAGCTCGATTCTCTTACCACCCTTGATATAAATCTCAGTATAGGTCTTGCCATCACCTGAGCCAGAATTCCATGAGCTCTCAAATACACCCATATAGCGCTTTTCAGTCTCCTTGGCAAAGTAACGATGGTTTCCCTTGCCCCATGGCGCAGGAGCATGTTTGTCCCAGTAAGTTCTAGTAGCCAGAATGGCATAGTAATGCTTTCCCTGCGTAGGTGTTACACGAAAGATTTCAATCTCAGCCATTTGAATACTAGCGTCTAGTAAGCAAATGGCTTCAATTTTTTTAACATCGTAAATAATATATAAACAAAAAGACTAAAGAGGATTAGATGGTGGCGAGCTTACTAAAAATTATATCGACAGGAATGCAAGATGAACGATTACAGCCTCCGAAGGGGCAACCAAGTATTGATTCATTAGTAACAGTTATGGTAAAGCCAGGGAGATATGGAACAGCCTGGGCAAGAATAGATTTTGATACAAAGGCGGATTTTGGTAAGGTTGCCTTGGCACGCCTTCCTGTTCAGGGTGAGATTATAGCCCGAGTATTCCTAGTTGTTCAGATGCCAGATATTCAAACTCCTCAGCTTAGAGCTCAGACAACCAAGATAAATACTCAGACACCTACATTTATTGGACCTCATTTTGGCTGGACAAATTCACTTGGTCACGCATTAGTCAATCAGGCTCAGCTCCATATTGGAGGTGTTCTCTCAGATACAATTCCAGGGCCGCTCATGGAAATCTTAGATGAATTTCAAACACCCCTGGAAAAGACGGTGGAATCCAGTAGACAACTCTTAAGAAAGGATAACGGATTTACCGATACTTCTTTTGGTAATACATCTACTTCCGAACAGGTGGTTGTTAATCTACCCTTTTGGTTCTCGAGAGGAGATCCAGGGTGTTTCTTACCTATTGATGCACTAAATATAGATGAGGTTCGTATTACTATAAATTTTAATCCAATAACTAACTTATTCTATACTCAATCGCGACAAGTGAATTCAAGTGGCAATCCAATTCAAACAAATACTGCAGGAGGGTCTCTATGGCCTATGTTAGGCTCTAAGTTTTACTATGCAGATCTATCTGGGACACAGATACCAGGTTTGGAGCCAGTGCGAGCACCTGGTCAGATGGTAAGCACATACCCCTCATCAGTAAATATGCCATCTCAATTATCTATGACAGATGCATACTTACTTGTTGAGTATATTTATCTGGATAAGGCAGAGGCAAATAGATTTCGTATAGCAGATATTCAGGTTCCAGTAGTTCAGCATTATACCTTTGATCCCGTGGATACTCAGAATACACCATATGCTAGAATACCTCTTATTGTGCCAAATCCTACACGAGATATTTTCTTTTTTTGTCAGAAATACGAGGGCCCAGGATATAACGCACCCTTTCTTGCTACACGAGACTTGAGTAATGCACAAGTGCCCTTTGCACCTTGGTGGCCCGATGCTACAGGATTAGATGAGCGTCTCTATGGAACCTTGCGTCCTGGATTTTCATCACGGTTCTCTGAACCCTTAAGATGGCTTTCCTTAGAATATTCAGAAACCTTGACGCGCTATAGCACTGAGAATGTTGCCTTGTTCAGAACATTCTTTCCATCCCTTGAGCAAAGAAAGGCACCATGGGTAAATAGATATTTCTATAATATACCCTTTGGTTTGCAGAGTGGATTTACACCATTTTCCATGCCAATGGGTGAGGCAAATCTGGATAAGATTCTTAGACTTCAGATAACTCTTGGATTTCATGGTGTAACTGGGGCAATTAGTGATGACCGTGTAAATAGATATATTGTAATGTGTTATGCTGAGACATATAATATCCTGCGTATTTATGGAGGGCGTGGTGGAATGATGTTTGCGTATTAAAGTAGGCTTCCGACATAGTTTTCACTCTTATATCTTACACATATAATTTATATGTGTAAGATAGATGAATACCTCATTTGCAGGAAATCAAGTAGGTAGCTTTGTTTCCTTAGACATAACAAACAGTTATCCTATAGGTGAATTATCACAATTAGGCCCTTATTTAAATTATTCTCAAGGGCTTATAAGTGGACAGGTAACTTATACAGCAAATCAGGCAGATATTACTTCCCAACAGAATGCGGCATATGCAATGCGTAATATAGAATTAGAAAAGTCTGGAACTCTTCTACCTAGTTCCGCTACTGCAGTTTCTGCAGCAACCGTTTATATTAATGGGGCGAATAAGATAAATTATACCAATCAGAATGCAGCAAATCTTGCTAATTCAGAATATACTAATGCATATGCAATTGAGAAATCATGTAGAGATGCTTCTTATTCTGCATTTTTAACCACGGAGGCTTCACAGATTCGTCTTGATAGGATAAGCACATTAAATACGGTAATACAATTAGCAAATACCCCCATAACTATTAACCCATTAAACATGTTGTATCCTTCTACTATTTTAGACAGGGTTAATTTAATGGAACAAGCATCACAACAAGATCTCACGGATGCATCTGGAAATGTGCAAGATTATATAACAAATACCCAAACATTATTAAATAATACAATAGTAAAATCTACATCGGTTACTTCAAATAGAAGACTTGTAGCGGCATTTAATACACTAGTTAAGGTTGTTGCAGAGGCAGTATCATTTCCATTATTGGAAATTTCAGGAAAAGAAATCTTAGTTACTCAAAATATTCCAAGTATTATTCTTACTGTAGCAACTCAACTGGCTAATCAAGCCCGTGCATTTATAACCGCGCTTAGTAATAACACGGTTACTACAGAGATCACTGCTGCAAATACATATTCAACTCTCCTTGATTCTATAGCGAGATCTAATGATATAAATATGTATAAACAAGAAAAGTTTCAAGAAGATCTGAAAAGAGTAGCTTTAGCTACTAATCTACAATCAGCATATGACACGGTTACACAAGAAATTGCTATATCTGCAGCAAACGCTGCTGCAGTAGAACGATTAAGAATTGCAGTATTAACTGACGCATCTGGTTATCCTCTTGCACAGCAATCTGCTATAGAAGGAATTTCAGCAGTTGCTGCAGCAATCTCACCAATTGCTGCAAAGACACTAGCATTAAATGCGGATATATCTGCCGAAAATGCTAGAGCTGTATCAACTGCAATGGAAAATCTTAATATTGCGTATGCTAATACACTTACTAAAGAACCAATTATTCTTACAACCATTTCAGAATCATTATCACTTATCACGGAAATGATCTCTGTAATAACTACTCTTACGCGAAATACTTCTCCAAGGTCTGCGGTTGTAATAACAAGAAGGTCTTCAGGTAAAATTCAGGGTATGTTAAAGGCAGCTAAAGAAGCTGAACAAAGATCACTCGAGTCAGTGGAGGATGCAGTTTCAGTATTAAATCTGCTCAATAAAGCCTACGCTATTACAGCAACTATTACTAATATTTCTGAAATACAACGGAAATTATGGGCAATCAATGCAGCAACTGCTAGGGCAAGGGAGGTTGCTGAGAAATTAAAGAATAGAGCTTTTTTATTAAATAGAACTGCAAATAATCTAGTAACTGCTGAGAAACTAGCAGTTCAGACATCTTCTGCCAATGCAAATTCTATTATCAATGCCAATAATTTATCTAAGCTTAACAGAACTTCTAGAAATGTATTTATTGGACCACCCCAACCATATACAGGATTTAAGGCAGAATATCGTGCAAATTTACCAGTTGCGGTTAGACCAAGCCTCGACGAACTTGTATATCTGAATAGAATACAGTCATATAAAGTTAATTCTCTAAGGACCGTATCTGCAGTAAATATAAAGGTTGCTCAAAATGTTCAGAAGATGATAGATAACAGTGCATTCTCATATAGGCAACAATAAGCTTGCACAAAAATTGAATCCATCGTAGCGGTATATGCCAGTATACCGTTATAATGGCTTACTCTGATACTTCTATTACTATTCACCTTGTGAAGAACCTGGCAAACGAGAAGCTAGATGACACTGTGCGCATTGTAAAGAACCTCGAGGACAGCATCTTTGAGCTTACCTTCAAGGATAATGGTGATCCTCTGACTCACAAGGTATATGAGATGACTCGTGACAATGTCTGCGACTACGTCTATCTCCTCCTTAAGAACCTCACGCTTGACGAGGATGGGTATCAGAGTATTCAGCTCTCACTGCCTGCAATGCCTCGCATGATTGTCAGTGCTTCTAAACTGCAGGATCTCTATTATCGCGAGCACTTTCTGGAGCTCATTGAGAACAGTCTTAGTATGCTTGACAAGGTTGAGAAGCTCAGTATCAAGAAGCCCCTTGAGAAGCCTGTTAACAAGAATACCTCGAATAACGCCGAGCCAATGTGTGCTAACTACAATTGCAACCGCTTTGCTTCTAACTGCAGAAGCAATTTGCCTGAGCTTCCTAAGTCGCCGATCCACAGCTACTTTGAGTAAATACCCTCATCTAGAAAAAGTTTTAAATTTAAAAATACAAATTTTTGTTCTAGGTTTAAGACTAATAAGGGCAGTATTCATTAGTAGTAAAGTATAGTGAAATATTTAGGTCATTAGATTAAAGGTGTAAAAAAGTGT